GGATAAGATTAGTGCAAATACAGTTTCTATCATTTTTTATAATTATCCAATGTTATTATATCAGGATTTTCCTTCATGTATTGTTCTTTTAATACTGTCCAATAGCTTACTTTTGGATCAAAATCTCTTTCACCAAAAGAAGATGCAGACATAACTCCTAGCTCCATGCACGCATTAATTAGTTCAGCAAACTCTGCAGGAGGTGGACTAATCCGTGGAACTCTTTTACATTCTTTTACTAATTCTAATTGTATTTTTAATTTTTGTTTTTTTCTTTGGTCCTTTACAAACTCCTCATCACATACATCACCAATAGATTTTCTAAATCTCCAACCTAACACTTGATTTTGTGATTCGGCACTAGAGCCAGATTTATATTCGTTTTGTCTAACTTCTGTATATGCTTCCCAACTACCTTGATCACAAGTATTTGTGCCATCATTTAAGTATTCATTACGTGCTTCTGCATTTACAGTAGTAATAACTCCTACTAAAATACTAGCGATTAAGATCCTTAATATCATATGCGTGCTCCCTTACTTGATCAGCTAATTGTCTGTATAAATTTTCTGCCATCTCCCACGTAGCCTCAGCTGCAGATAATCTTGTAGCAACCTCTGTCAACTTATCTTCTGCTACTTTAAAGTCTCTTTGTAAATTAACAATGGTTTGTTTATTTGCTTCAATGGTATCAGTTAAACTTAATACATATCTAACAGATGTAAATGTTCCAGCTAGTATTGCTGCTACTACGGGTACAATAACTATATTTTTTTTGACCCATTCAAATTTAGATAATTTTATTTTTTTCATTGATGTTTACCACTACCGTTTCTAATTAGTTTCTCTACATCTTCAGTTAACTTCTCAGTTCTTTTCTTTAAAAATTCTATGTTAACAGCATTGTTTCTCATGCCCTTAATCTCTTCTTCAACATCCTCAAGTAAACCACTAACGTGCTCTACAATCATAAAAAGTTCTGCCTCTCCAGCTGATTGTCCTAACTCACCTCTTGGGTATTTGATTCTAAACTCTGAGTTTTGATCTAAATCTTTTTGCATCAATTCTATCTTTGTAGAATGTTGATTTAAGGTTTCGTGTAAGCCAAAATATGCCCATGTCCCGATGGCGACCATCGTGATCAAACTGGCTACCGTCTTCATTGGCATCTGCACGGCAGCGGACTCAGAAATTTTTAGTGCCATAAACTATACCCAAAATTTAGAAATAATTTTTTCCCAAACTTTTTTAATTTTGTCCCAAACTTTTTTTAACATTTCCATCTCCTTCTAGCTTGTCTTAGTCTTGAGTTTGGATCTTTGGCTGCTTTTGGAAACTTTTTCATTTGACCCAAACTACGAGCACAAAATGATTTACGTCTCTTTGCATCCTTAGATCCTGGTTTTACTTTTCCTGTAACTGCAGTTTTAAGTTTAGAGCCTGGGTTTTTTCTTCTATAAGCTCTAACTCCGGCCTCAGTCATTCCAGCACCCTTTTCCGTAGGGCGAAAATTCTTTTTATTTCTAGGAGGCATGCCTCCTTTTTTTAATAATTCAACAGTGTACTGATTCATTATTTGTCTATAAATACAGTTATAGTCGTATTTGCAGATATAGCCGTCACTGACATACCGCCTTCAAATAAAATTCCATCTTCAGGTAAATTAGTTGAAGCAATATCGCCCGCTGGAACATCAACAACTAATTGTGCACCACTCGAGTCATTCAAAGTAACTTGTCCACCACCAGATGAATTACCAAGAATAAAACCTCTTAATCTAGTTCTACCCGCAAAAATAACTCCAGTAGCGTTTGTTCTAACTGCTTTTACGTCTGATTTAAATGCCATGTTTCTCCTATGTAAATGTTATTGTTACGCCAGCTGTTCCGGCGATAGTAGCGTGGATTCCTTCTTCAAATAAAATACCAGATCCAGGAAGATACATATCTAGACCCTCTTCACCAAACAAGTAAGTAGCAATTATAGTTCCTGTTGCACCACCAGTTCTAAAAATAATTGAACCACTGGCTGAATTACCTTTACCTTGTATTGAAGTTAATCTTGCTCTTCTCGTTGTCGCTACCATCTGTGCAGTGCCCGTTGCATGAGCACTCGACTGGTCTGACATAAAACTTGATCCACCCATAATTTTTTCTCCTTAATATGGTGCTCCCGAGGGAGCACCTATTAATTATTAGATTTTACCAATTAATTCAGAAGCATTTCTGTTCTGAGTTGTACTAATATAATCTAACGTTGTTACTCTTTGCCCTGCTGCAGAAGCTGATACTGAAGCTGCAAACATTTGCATATCATCAGTATTGATGTTCGCTGTAACAGTAGCTGCTAATACTCTGTTAACAAAAAACTCAACTTTTCCTGCTCTGTCACATCTAAAACCTACAGTATCATATTGATCATCTACTATAGTGTGTGAAGTGTGTTGAACTTGATTTGTTCCTGAAGCATTTTTAGTTACAAATCTATAAAACTGTTCACCGTTATTAGACTCAATAGAGATTCTGTTTGCAGATCTCCATCCAGAAGTTCCTGTGAAAGTTTCAACTAAACCTGTGCCATAATCAGTAGCGTTAGCATCATTATTTTTAATTCTTGCTTCGTACCAAATTACTGTACCTGGGTTAGTGATCGCTCCCGTGCTGTCTTTAGTTTCAGCTACAGCTTGAAAACTGTTTTGTGTTTTTACTAAAGCCAGACCGTTGTTGTCTGTAGTGTTAGCAGATGTTAAAGTAACTGCTCCACCAACCTCGTTAGAGATTCCAGCCGCTGCACCACCATCTGCAATAGATGTTGACCATTCTGCTGAGGGTAACGTGTTATAAATAAAATCGTCTTTATAACACACAAAGTTAGGATTATTGTCTACTGGTAAATCCTTAAACCATTTTGTTTTTTCAGATAATCCAGCAAACATTACTGGGTTTCTAAAGTGTGTACCTGCCATATTTTCCTCCTGTGTATAGCCGTTGCACTATGTCGTCTCTATACCGTCTGCCTAGTCAGTCGACATAATTAATTTATCTAGGATATTTATATTATACATAAAAAAAGGGGCGATGTGAACACCGCCCCTAAATTTGTAATACTGTTAATTAGTATTAGCTAGTTGGTAAGTTTCCGTTACCAAATACACATCTTGGATCTGAGAATCCGAATGAGTATCTTTCTCTAGCTTTGAATCTAACGTTACCAGTATCGAAGTCACCTTCAATCGCAGTTTTGATTGGAGCTCTGACAAATTGCTTAAATCCGTTAGGGATATCAGTCAATATGAAATATGAATCTGTGTCAGTTAAAAAGTTATTAACTCTATAACCTTGAGGAATCATACCCATAGAAACGATTGCATTGATGTCATTGTCCGCTGTAGACGTTCTTTGCGGAGACTTCATTAATCTTTCTGCTGTGAATTGTAATTCTTTTGGAATTATCATTTTCACACCTTGTGCAGCGATTTTCAAGCCTCTTTCGTCTACAAATGATGCGATATCAATTAACGACTGTTCTAATGAAGTTTCGTTAAGATCAGCTGCTGTTGCTAATACGTTACTGAACGTACCGCCTGTCGCTAATGGGTGGTCACTCGCTATTAACGGTTTACCATCTCCACCAGTTACTGCAGTAAATTGAGCTTGGTTTAGAACGTTAGCTGCTTTTACTTGCTTCGTGTTAGACATTGATCTTGCAAGAGCTCTTGTGTATCTCGCTGCAAGTCTGTCGTATAAGTTATCTTCGATCGCTTCTTCAGTGATAGCAAATGCTAAAGCGATTGTTTCGTGTGTGTATCTAGCTGTGAAAGTTTCATTCGCTTGATCAAACACTACTCCAGCACCTTCTTGTTTTGTTGGTGCAGAAGCGAAACCACTTAACATTACTTCTTCTTCAAAAGCTCTGTCTGATGTTTCTGATACGTAAATTTCAGCATGCTGATTTTCGTATCTGTTGTATTCCAGGCCAAATAAGGCATTTAAACCTGGCTCTAGTTCTTTTACTAGTTGTGAACGTGTTATTGCCATAATCTATTCTCCTTATATACCTGTTCCATTTCTGTAAAAATGCTTATTGATTCTTACAAGAATGTTGGCATTTGCTGAACCAGTATCGCTGTTATCTGGATCCTGAGAAATGTCGATCGCTTGAATTATAAACGATGCATTTGTTCCTGATACTTTCTTC